CACACTCGGAACTCACCCAGCAAACGTTCTCAACCGCATCTTGCCGATTTGTCGCCTCCGCCTCCGTTTCCGGGGCGGCCTGGTTGGGGTCGTATTCAGGAGCAATCACGACCGAACCAGCATGACTTGTCGACGTACGCGTGACGAACCGAAAGCTCAGGGAGTGGAACCGATACTGCTGCCACTGATTAGCAACGACACTCAACCATGGAAAGGTCGCAGCAAGCCCCGGGTTAATACGGTAGCCAGTCGCAGTAAATGCCACTGACCCCAAAAGATCACCCACGAGCTCACTGTTCTTGATGCGACGTGAGCGCATCGCACCACCATTTGGGAATCGCTGCTTTTCAGCAAGTGCAACAGGGGCTGCCTGAACAGCTCGTCTTGGAGCAGGACGCCGAGCCCGAGCTCCATTGCCATTTCGCTTAGGGCGCTTGCGACCAATGCCAAGCCCAGCAAGAGCAGGGCCGAGGATACTTGCAACCTCCTTGGCGATCGGTGCAGCCACTCCGTAAGCCTCTGACGCTGCCTTCGCAGCTCCAACGAGAGCTGCCATCGAAACGTGTTTTCACGGGATCCCCGACACGACGGCGACTGTACATTGTGTGGTCCTGATCGGTGGCCCGTGCAGTCTGTCGGCATTTAGGTGTCACCACCACTTAGCACGGAACTATTGAGCCCTAGGGCACCGTTTTGGGCCATTAACCACACAACCCCGTAATGACCGGCAGCATGGTCTCCCGGTCCATCCAGTTACCCCGGTCCTCGTACAGGAACCGAGTCTCACGAAGCGCCCGTTCATAGTGGCATTGGTGCTCTGGCGGGATACCAAAAGCCATGAAGAAACTGACACGGGCTGCATCCGACACCAGACCATAGTGCCGGTTCAGCCCCTTGGCGAGCATTGCCATGCCTGACTCCTCCGAGTCTTCACACAGAACATCACGCTCGTCAGTTCCCTCCAACAACTTCTGATAAAACTCGCCCAAAACAGGCAAGTTTCCAGCAAGAGCAAGACCACACAACGCCACAGATCGACGTCGTGCACGCCACTCACGCTCGTTTCGCACTGGACGAACCGAGTACAGGTCCTTGGATAGCACAATGCGAGGATCACGGCACATGATCCAGGACACCCCATCATGCACAGGATGGGTCTGGCAAAACTCCAGACCTTCCAACACATAGACGGGAGCCTCGAGTCTAACGGGAAACCCGAGGCCGTTCATGAACCCAGGCAACGTTGCGAACCTGTCCAGCCACCGTCGACTGGTGATGATCACACAATCATCACCATTGTCAATGAACCGGTATTTGGGCAGGTTCCGCTCCAACCAGACGTACATCATGGAACACATGAGTAGGACATTGCCTAAAGCAGTGTTCATGTCCCCTGACATACGCCTACCTTGAACCTGGTACCGCACCTGGCCATCGACGCACCTCCCCGAACCACAATTCACGAGCTGCCAGCGCAACAACCGCGCTAGCTTCCAATAGTGGCCAGGGAAGTACGAACAATAGACCAAGTGCTCAAAGGTCAGAGCCAGTCGATGGACGTGTTGGTCAAAACGCACAGCATCGACTCCAACTGCCACAGGGTCCACAAAGCTAGCCCAATGCTCGGCTACCACCGCACCCTGCTGCTCGGCGTTCAAGCCCTTCATGCACACCTGGTGCTTGAACATTCTATCTAACTGCTTGTAGACTCTCTGTTCTAACTGCTTGAGATAAACCCCAACACTGGCGTTGTACCGGGGGTCCCTGGGTTGAATCACCCGGGGACACGGGTCCTTCTTCGCAGACAGGTTCAGCTTCTCAGCCTTTACGAAGGTGCTGACCCGGGAGTCTTTCCGAGTCACCCCTCTGTAAGAGAGTGAATCGACAGCTACTGAATAGACACGCGCCTTGCGACCCCGGTAACATCCGAGAAATTGATCCCAGGACCATGGGTGACAAGAACGACCGTGCGAACTCAGTGCCTCGCAAACACCCCCCATTGTGCCCCACCACTCCACAGTGGTAGGCACATGAGGTGGAACCCAAACACCGTCCACACAATGGAAGAACACACGTTCTAAAACGCCACGAAGGAGAGTACCACAGTCTGCATCATGAAGACCAAACTGCACACCGTTAGACATGTCGACAAAACACGAAAGACAGCGGCTCTTTGCCTGACGCCCCGTCCACCTCACAGAGCATCCCTCCTCCTGCAAGGTTAATCGTTCACCCCAGGGGCGGCAAACCGCCTCAAGGTCCTGATTCCGCCTCGCACGAAGGCCCCGCAAGTAAACAGGGCGTCGTAGAAATCCGCCAGATGACCCTGCTTGCGTCTCTGAACAGACCAAGCCTGGCCGACTTCCTCGGCATCGAGCTCCCACACAGACCTGCACAGGACCAAGGTCACAACCATGGGCAAATCACGGGCAATATGTGAAGCACGATGATCGCCTCCCGAGAGGTCTCTCATGTACTCAACAGCCAACTTGGCTATAGCAGCCCGATTGACCGGAGTGTCGGCGGGCGTGCCACCCATCCGACACTTCACATACTCCGCCACCCGAAAGATGAACTGCTTCGTCTGGCGGCGCCTACGATGCACCACGCATTGCTCGGTGTAGGCCTCACGTGTATGGTCCCCCTCCACAACTTCGTCACTGTCAAACTCGCGTAGCCACCTCGCTGCGACCCGTTCGCGGGCGAGAAGTTTCCGCAATCTAGCGACGCCGTAGAGAAGAACAGCAGCACCTGCTGCCACAGCCAAAGGCTTGCGCCAAGCTGCAGCCATTGCACGTG